CCCAATCTTTCACAAAAGGGGTTTTGAAAGGGGGGTGTCTGTAATGAGCGCAAGAATACCAGCCGAAGTCCATTTAATTCATGGCACTAAAGGCGAAAAAATGGGAACGCTCCTTCCCGAATCAGTAAAGCGAAGAATTCCCGAATCGGAATGGATGGACAACCCTGATGCTTGGAGTAAGAAAAGATTTTACGATGAAACTGCCGAATATCTTTTTGAAGTCTATGGCATAGGTTCGGATCAAGAGCGCCATGCTCTTACTATGCTGACAGATCAGATTGACACCTATGTTGATTGCAATCGACATATTGCCGTTGAAGGTTTAGTGACTAGCTTTAATGACGGAAAGACTATTGGGCCATCGCCTTATGTTTCTATTCGCAAAGAAGCTCTCAAGCAAGTTATCCTTTTGATGAATGAGCTTGGTCTTACTCCAAAATCAAGATTAGCAAAACCATCATCTATGCCAAGTTCTACTTTAGGAAAATTAATGTTAGGGCCACAAGTTAAAAGATGAGTTTTTTAAAAGGTGTTCAATATGCTCAAGATGTAGTTAAGGGCAATATTGAAGTTTGCAATAATATAAAATTAGCATGCCAACGCTTCCTAAATTATATGGAAGATAAGCATTGGGAATATGAATTCTTTCCTGAATATGTTGATCATGTATTAGATTTTGTATCAATACTTAAACACACTAAAGGCCCTGATGCTGGCCAACCAATAGTTCTTGAACCTTTCCAAGTTTTACTTCTTTGCGGTATCTATGGATTCCGTCACAAGAAAGACCATGAAAAAAGAATGACAACTGATGTCATTGTTTTTATTCCTCGCAAAGCTGGTAAATCAACTCTCACCGCAGTTATAGGTTTATATGAATTAGCATTTAATGAAGCAGGTGCGGAAGTCTTTACACTTGCAACCAATCGCGAACAGGCCACTATTGTTTTTGATGCAGCAAGGTCTATGGTTGAATCTATGCCTGATGAAGTTAAATCATGGTATAGAGTTTCTAAATACGAAATTGGAAAAGCTAATGACAGTCAGTCTATGTTTAGAGCTTTATCTCGCGACAACAAAAAATCAGGTGACGGAAAGAATGCATCTTGCGCCATCATAGATGAAGCAGCGCAAATTGTGGATCGTAATTCTATAGAAGTTATATTTTCAGGCATGGTAGCCCGAAAGAATCCGTTAAGAATTTATATCACTACTGCATCATTTACTAAAGACACAAAGTTCTTTGAAGACTTAACTGCGTTTGAAACTATGCTTAATGGCGATGCTGCTGACAATCCTCATTGGTTTGGTTTGCTATACGGACTTGATCCGCAAGATAATTGGAAAGATGAATCCACTTGGGCTAAAGCTAATCCTATGCATGGCATATCTGTATATCAAGATGCGATTAAAGAACGATGCGAACAAGCTAAATTTAAACCCGCAGCTCTTAATGAGTTTCTTTGTAAAACTCTTAATGTATATGTATCTGCTAACACCGCATGGATTGATCGCGATTACTGGGATAAGTCTATAGGTGAAGATCAAGGTGATCCTGAAGAAGTATTTATTGGATTTGACTTGGCGGCCACTCGCGACTTAAATGCAGTTTGTGTATTAAAGCGATATGCGGAAGATAATTATTATGCAGACTTTAAATTCTTTTTACCTGAAGAAGCGCTTAATCTAATTCCAACTCACTATAAAGGAATCTTTGAGCAAGCGGTTCAATCTAAAATACTTCATATCACCGAAGGCAATGTTATGGATGATAGGGAAATATCAGAATGGATTAAACAACAAGCAACACTTTATAATGTTAAAGAAGTAGGGTATGATGCTTATAATGCAGCATCTCTTATTGCAAGATTACACGATAGCAGTATTCCAGTAAAAAAGGTTGGACAGGGCATGGCAGTTTTAAGTAACCCTTCCAAGCATGTTGAAAAGCTCATCATGCAAAATCAAATAAAACACAATGGTAATCCATTTCTCGGATGGCAATTAGGAAATTGCGAAGTTTACGAGGATGTAAATGGAAATATTAAGATTCGCAAGAACGAAGCAGACAAGTCAGCAAAGGTTGATGGTATAATAGCGCTTATTATTGCGATGCATTGCTCACTAGATCATCCATTGACTTCTACTTCATTTGGTTTTAGAAGTATATAAAGGAAAAACATGGCTATAACAGATATATTCAAAAGAAAATCAAACGCATCCGCTCAAGAAAGTAATACTCTTTTTGGTCAAACCGCTCTTGGTAATAACATACTTCGCAATGTTAAAGGTCAAGGCACTCAATCAAATAATCAATTATTATATGTAACGACATCATCCGTTAATACCGCAGGCCGAGTATTGGATATGTCCACTCTATCCCGTAACTCAACTGTTATGGCTTGTGTGAATGCAAAAGCAAGAGCATTAGCTCAATTACCTATCAAGATTATGGCTTATGATGCCGAAGGTAAGTTAGTTGATGCAGTTACTAATCCTAATGTATCAGCAAGAGATAAAGCAAAAGCAAAAGCAGTTTATTATTTATTAAACAATCCTAATAACTATCAATCTGCATACGAGTTTTGGTATCAATGGTCTATGTGGTATGACCTCTCGGGCGAAACATTCACCGCTTTATGGCGTAAGGAACAAACTAATTCTACGCTAACCCCTATGGAAATGTATCTTTTAGATTCAACCTTAATAACCGCTCAAATCACTCCTACTCGTTATCCTACTTATAGATTATCGACTAGCACTTATGGTTTTAACAAGGATGAGCCATTAGATTATTTCCAAGTTATTCATGCTTCAGAAATGGCCTGGCAAGGTAGCGCTGGTTTCAATAAAGGTATCCTAGCAACTGAATTAGTATCTTTAGATCAAGATATTGATTTATATAGCAATTTTATTATGCTAAATGGTGCTAAACCAAGTGGCATGTTTGTTACAGACCAAGTTATTCCTGATGCTAAATTTAAAGAGATAGCAGCAAGATTAAAAGAAGCATGGACTTCTTTAACAGGTTCTAAATCAACTGATTTATCTAAACCAGGACAAGGTATGTTGTTAGATAACGGCATGAAGTATATGCCATTAGAGATGCTAACACTTCAAGATGCGGATGCAAGAGCATTGAAACAACAAACTATGAAGCGTATATGCGGATTGTTTGGTGTGCCACCTGCAATGATTGGAATTGAAGAAGGCAAGTATAACAATACACAAACTATGCTTGACGAATTCTATAAATCAACAATGCTTCCTATCATTACTAACATAAGTCAAAAGTTTAAAACTTCATTGCTTGCTGGATACCCAAATCTTTGTATTGAATTTCAAACACAAGATTTTCTTAAAGGCGCACCGCTAGATCAAATGAATTATGCGGTTGCAGGCGTGAGTAATGGTATAATGACACCTAATGAAGCGCGCGAATATCTTGGTAAACAAAATATGGCAGGCGCAGACGAATTAAAAGATACATCAAAACAAGCTCGACCTATTAGCGGCACTTCACCTCAAGATACAGGTGGCGGTGGCAATACTTCTAGCGTTGGCAAAACAGGTCAGGCAGGTAAAGCCTAATGACATTAAAAGAGTTACTCGATAAATTAACCCAATCCGCTTTAAAAAGAAAACCAAAGCCGATTGAAACTAACGGAATGAAAAATAAGGGAGTGCCAATCAATGACTAAAGATATTAAATTTCTATTTGAATCAAAAGTAGCGTTAGGAATTAAAAATGACGAAGCTTTAGATACAAGTGGATTAATTGAAGCTACTGTAACAACTTGGGGCGCTCGCGAAGGCGCTGATGGTCGTAAATTTAATTATCAACCTGAAGGCTTTGCACAATGGGCTGATGAATTTGCTAAATCAGGTAAACCACTCCCAATGTATTTCCAACATAACGATATGTCAATGCCTGTAGGCGAGTGGCAAGAGTTTACATTTACCGATGAAACAATGGAAGCTAAAGGCAGACTATTTACTAATACAACTGCTGGCCGCGACCTTTATACAATCATGAAAGAATCACCTAACATGGTTGGCGGTGTTTCAGTAGGTGCTTATGCTGACGAATATTGCATGGTTGATGCTGAAGGCAATATGTTAGATGTAGGTAAAGACGCTGACGAAGATGGATATTTCCAAATTACTAAAGGCGGTTTAAGAGAAGTGTCAATTGTTATGCAACCCAATAACCTAGAATGCAATATCTCGAAATTAGAGTGCTTTAGAGCTGATGGCTCTTTAGACTTAAAACTAATCGAGAAAGCATTGCGTGATGCAAAACTTTCAAGAAAAGATGCGACCACCGCGTCTTCAATTTTCAAACAAATTTTAGCAACTCGTGATGAGCCTGAAATTGCGCTTGAAAAAGCACCTATTCAGAGTGATGCTGATGCGGTGGTAAATGAAAATGAGGAAATTCTTAAAGCGTTAGCTGAAAGAGAACTACTCAAACAACTTAACAATCGTTTAAAAGGATAATCAAATGTCAGACAAAATTATTGAAAAACTAGATGCTATTGAAGCAGCTAATTTAGCTAAAGTTGAAGAAATTACTTCTTCAGTTGATGCTAAACTTGCTGAAACAGTAGCTTCTTTTGATGAAAAAGTTGCTGCACTTGAAGCTAAAGTTGCTTCAGTTCAAGCTCCTTCAACAATCAAAACATACAAATCAATCAGCCAAGAAGTTAATCGTATGGTTAAAGGCCAATTAGCTGAATTCGTTAAAGGCAATGGCCGCGTTGAAAAAGAAATTAAACTCTTTGAAGATGCTGGTCAATATGATGCTTACATTAAAGAAGCTTCATCTTTAACAGGTTCAGGCGCTGGTATTGGTGGTAGAACTGCTTATGATCCAGTATTCGTTTCATTGCGTTTAATGAATCCTATGCGCGGTGTTTCAAGAACTACTGCAACTGATGGATCAACATATCAATTCAGAGCTAAAACAGGTAACGCAGGCGCATGGTGGGGTTATGCAATCAATAACAACACTTCAGCACCTAATCCAAACCCTAACTCTGAAGGCACAAACATTTGGCAATTAACACTTCAAGATTTAAACACACAGTTCCCAATCAGAACTGCTGCTCTTGATGATATCGATGGTTTAGAAAGCAATGTTGTTTCAGACATGCTTGCTGAATTCAGCCAACAAGAAGCTTTATCAATGATCCAAAATAATGACCAAGTTGCTTCAAGCAATTCAACTCCTTATGGCGGTTCAAACGGCTTACGCGGTTTAAATCAGTATCCAGGTGTTAATGCAACATACGCAGGTGGCACTACTTCTACTGCTGCTTATGGTTCTTCAGGCACAGGTTCTTCAAGTGGTTTACATTCAATCGCTACATACGACCAAATCACAACAAACGGCGATGCAGCTACAAACAATGTAACTTACAAAGATGTTGTAAACTTTATCTATGCTTTACCACAACAATATTGGACACCTAATGCTAAATTCTTAATAAACCCAGTAATGCTTGCAGCAATTCGTGGTTTAACAGATTTACAAGGCCGCCCAATCTATGTTGATGGTTTAGCTCGTGAAGACGGCATTGTAGGTTCTCTATTAGGTTTCGATGTAGTGGTAAACACATACCTCGACAAACCTGCTATTGATACTGCTGCTGGCACAGACGATTTATTCCCAATGTATTTCGGTGACTTCCAAAGAGGTCATGCAATCGTTGATCGTTTAAATATGGTTCTACGCCGCTATGATCAAACATTGCCTGGTTCTATTACATTCTATGGTGAAAAACGATTAGCAACATCTGTAATCGATCCTTTCGCTATTATTCGTTATAGATCAACTGCAACTGTAACACTATAATAGTTTTAAGCTATTGTAACGGGAAGGGCGGAGCAATCCGCCCCTTCTTTAATTAATTTAGGAAAGAAAAATGAATACATCTGAAAGAATTTTAAAAGGCATTAAACAAGCATTAACTGAAGGCGAAGCTAAAGTTAATTTGTTTGAGGAACAAGCCCAAGATGTTAAGGAAGCGTCAGCGCTTACTGGTAGCGGTTTAAATATTGGTGGTAGAACATACTTTGACGATGCATTCGCGGCACTCCGTTATGCTAATCCTTTCAGACAAGGTTCTCGTCAAATTAAATCCACAAATACTTCAGCAGCTCAATTTGTAGCTAAAACTGGTAACGCAGCTAACTCAACTAATCCTTGGACTTATGCGGTAGTTCCCGATAGCGGTAGCCCAAATATTGCTACTTCTTTTTGGCAACTTCCAACAAGAGTTATAACTGCACAATTACCAATTAGATCAGCAGTCATGTCAGATATTAATGGCATTGAAGCTGCAATTGTGAACGATTTGATGCTCGAATTTTCAGCGTTAGAAGCGCAATCTATGGCTACTAATGACGATCAAGCAGGATCAACAACAACTTCAACTGGCGGAACTGATGGCCTACGCGGTTTAGTTGTTTATAACACAAGCACTTCTGCGGCAGCTTACGGCACAAGCGGAACAGCTATAACTAATGGTATTCATACTATTTTAAAAGAAGAATTTAGCGCTTCAGCAATTACTTATGATGACATGGTAAATGCAGCTTCATTATTGCCTGGTCAATACTGGAGTAAGCCTACAACTGCATGGCATTTGCATCCTGCTTTAATTACTCAATTAAGAAAATTAAAAGGATCAACAGGTGGCGCACCAATGTTTACAGAAGTTGGCGATGAAGATGGTGGCGCAGTAGCTTACATTTTTGGTTTCCCTGTAATTCCTAATCCTTATCTTGACGCACCTGCGGCAGGTAAAATTTCAGGCGTTTTAGCAAATTGGGATCAATTCCTAACTATTGCTGATGCAGAGGAAATGAATATTAAGATGTTCGATCAAACTGCACCTGGCTTTGTAACGCTATATGCTGAAAAAAGATTAGCATCTACTGTTCGCAATCCTTTTGCAGGTGTCTTTTTAGTAGGGGTTTAATAATGGCTGATACGCTTGGGCAAGTATCTTATGGAAGCACTCGCAATCCGTTCAACTATGATAAGTTTGAGCAGATTAATCGTGCTTTAACGACAGGATGGCTAACGCTAGAAGAAATCACTCAACAATTAAATTTGTTTGGTGATGAATCTCAAGATTCTTATTTAGAAGGATTAGAATTAGCGGTAAGAATGCATATCGAAGATTATCTTGGTATGCCTATATTCCCTATTTCGTATCGCGTCTATTATGGCTTGAGTTCTATTTATGCAAGCCCTGTTTGTTTAGATTTGCCACAAGTATCTTATAAAGATAGTTACAATTCGGGTAGCGTTGTTATTAATAGTGTTAAATATTATAACAATGCTAACCCTGTAGCTCTTATAACTTTAGCAAGCACTAATTATTCTTACGATCCTACGGGTAACAAAGTAATTTTACCTAATGGCACTCCGCAAGATATAAATATGAATGTAACATCGCCTATTGTTATTGAATATACAATTAATCCTAACTTCTTACAGGCTTATCCTGTAATTAAACAAGCGGCTCTATTGTTATTAACTCATCTTTATAACAACAGATCAGAAACAACTTTAAGTAAGTTACAAACAATTCCTTATGGAGTGGATGCGCTTTTAAGACCTTATAAACCATTGGTGATGTAAATGGCAATTAAACGCTATGAGAATGTTGATATAAATGATCTCACTTTCGGAACTGATCTTTATGGTGAATATACAACAACAATAACAAAGAAATTTACAACTAGACCTTTAGTGTCCGATGTAAAGAATTCTCTTGCTATTACAGAAAGATATCGTGTATATCAAGATTTGATTCAATTTACTTTTAATTACACACCTAATTTAAAAGATATTGTTGATAATCAAAACTTATATTCGATTACTTGGCGAAACCATGAGTGGCGTATTACCGATGCTATTGAAGCTAATGACAGGATGTCCGTAACCTTGATGTGCTATCGTTCTGATCCTACAACAAAGGTTTAAAATGGCTACTCAACAAAATGTAAATGATTATGCAAAAGCCATTCAATGGCAGTTAGGTGATATAATATCACCAACGCCTGTATATGCTAATTTCAATAGAAATTTTGCTACACAGAATGAATTTGTAACTTGGCAATTAAGAAATGTCCATCAACCTGTTTATACGGGCATATACCAAGATAACAAAGGTATTGATACACCTACTTTTCAGATCAGCGTATTTTCTACTGATATGGCAGGTGGTTTTGAATTAGCGAATGATATTTTACAAGCATTGCATGGTTATAGTGGAATATTTGGAAACCCTAGTGGCACAAATATACCGATATCTAAAGCTGATGTAGTGTGGTTATATAATGGATACGACAATGAGATCAATCTATTTAATATTTATATGGATTGCACCTTATACATACCAACATAAGAATTTTTAATTTTTTAATGTGAGGAAATAAATTATGGCACTTCCAAATCGCGTCTTACCTGGTTTTAGCGCTACCCTATACGCTCAATCAGGCGCAAATCCAACAGTTTTAGATAACACAGAATTATCAACATGGGCTGATGTTAATGCTATTGCTATTGAAGCTAATGTATTACCTGTTGAAGCTATCCCAGCATTCGGTCAAGATGATGCAGTAGCTTCATTCAATGTAGCTGGCGCTCGTCAATCTGACAAAATCCCAACTCAAGCCGCTCCTACTTCAATGACTATTACTGCCGCTTGGAATCCAGCAGACACTCAACTTTTACAAATGAGAAACGATGCTTACAACGGAACAATTGACAGAACATTCGTTATTTTAGCTACTGATGGATTAGGTGACTTTGTTGCTTACGCTTTCAATGGTCGAGTAGGTGAATTTAAAGTTGATCCTAACCCAACTGCTGAATCAAAATGTATGTTTACAGTTCATCCTCGTGGCAACCAATATGGTTGGTCAAACAACACTTAATTAAGACAGGGAAAAGAAATGACACAACAAGTTAAAACAACTGATGATTTATTAAGTTATTTGGTATCCCAAGCTAATTCAGGTCAAAAGAATTGGTTTGGGTTTGCCCAACAACGCTTAACGGGAATTAATTTAGCCCATGAAATTGCAAAAAATCATGCGGATAAACTCACACCTGAAGAAGCGGTTGATTATGCTATTAAACTAAATAATGCGATTTATCATAAAATAATTAAGGCGGATTAATGCAAACAAACTTTCAAGTTCAAGGACTTTCTGAAACACTTGGAGTTTTTGAAGATTTGAGAAATCAAATTGGTGATGCAAAGAAGTCAAGCGGTATATTAGTTAAAACTGTTAAGCAAGCTATGTTACCTGTATTGGCAATGGCTAAATCATTAGCTCCTAAAGATACAGGATTGTTAAATCAATCTTTAACAATTGTAAGTCGCAGACCTACAGGTAAAGATATGAAATCAAGATATGTTTTACCTACTGATTCTGCAATTGCTTTAGTAACCACTAAACCAATACCTAAAAAATTAAAAACTGCTTTTCATGCGGCTAATAGTGATTTAAAAGGTGCAGAATATAAAAAAGCTAGAAAGAATTATTATAAAGAAGCTGGTTCTTTTTATGATGCAAGAGCAATAGCTAATGAATTCGGAACTGCCAAAATGTCAGCTAAACCTTTTATGAGAGTTTCATTAGAAAGCCAACAACAAGCAGTAGCAAGTTCATTAGGTTCAATATTAGCTCAAAATATTGAGAAATATAAAGCAAAAAATTTATAACAAAAAGGAAAATAAGATATGAGTAAATTAGGAAGTTTATTAGGTAAAGAATATGAAAATCATAAGCAATCTATTCTTACAAGAACAATTAAATTTAATGAAGCTACTTTTAGAATAGTTATTCCTAGCGTTGCAAAAATTGAAGCAATTTATAACTATAGAAATTCGCCTGACCTTGAAAAGATTGAATCTATTTATCAGCAATTAAAAGCTAATTTAGTTATTAAGCCTGAAGATAAAGTTGAAGAAACAGAAAATGATATTGTAGTAAATGGCAGATCAATTAGAGAATCTGCAACAAATACTCATTTAACTCAATATCAAATTTTAGAATATTTTAAATTTATAGTTCCTCAAGAAGGACAAGATATTAATACTTTAACTTATGAAGATATTAATACAGAAATACCTTTACAAATTCAAATAGAATTTATGAATAAAATTAATGAAGTTTTAAGTCCTGACTATAAGGAAATTAGTTCAAAGTAAAAAGCTCGTTAAGAACTCAAGTTCGTGCGGCGATGGTATTTAACGGGCATACACAAGACAATATAGACGCACTAGATGAGCAGATATTCAACGAAATTGTTGTTATGTATGCTGATGGGTTGATTGGAAATAAAAACCTTATAACAACCCTAGGAACGCTTACTGCTGGGGTATTTAATTATATGCGACCTAGTAACAGTTCACCTTATAATCTAAAAGGCGTTATTGGTAGTGCTTATGGTTATATCTATGAAGATAAAGAAGTTGATCCTAGCGAATCTTTATTAACATTTATGACACAAGCACCTGGATTTACAATAGATAAATTTAAAGGTCAATAATGGCAATTATTTCAAGATTAGCAGTTTTACTTGGACTTGATGCAGGCGAGTTTAATGCTGGATTAGGTAAAGCTAAAGATAAAGTAGAAGGATTTAGTGCGGCGGCAAAAGTTGGACTTGCCGCAGTTAGCGCTTCTTTTCTTGCACTTGGTCGCTCGGCTATTCAGTATGCTGATGACATAGCTCAAGTAGCTCAAGCCAATGATACTGCAATTCATGATGTATTAGCTCTTAATGAAGCATTGCTTGTTGCAGGTGGTGGAGCTGATTCTGCTGGTAAACTATTTGCCGCATTTAATAATAAAGTTGATGAAGCCGCATCAGGCTCGGACAAAACTCGCGCAGTATTCCAAAAGCTTGGAGTATCACTTGCTGATATTGGCAACTTACCTACAGATAAACTTCTTGAAAAAACTCTCAAACAATTAAGTCAAATTCCTGATTCAGCTACTCGATCAGCTAAAACTGTAGAGCTTTTAGGAAGGGCAATGCGAGGGCTTGATGTCAGAGAAGTATATGAAGAACTCATGGCGGCTCAAGGCAAATATACGGCAGACATGGACAAATCTTTCTTCCAAGTTAAACAAACAATGGATGTTTTAACCGCCGCTTTTACTGATCTAAAGACTTCATTTATTGTTAGCTTTGGTCCTGCAATTGAAGGTCTAATTGTTTTATTTACTAAATTAACTTGGGCTATAGCTGGCACATTTTCAGGCTTAAAAGACATTGTTACTTTAAATTTTGATGCAATTAAAAATTGGGATTTTGGTGTAGGAAAAGAAAAAGAACTTGAAGAAAAATTAAAAAAAATTAGAGATCAAAAACCGCCATCAAGCGGAACAGGCGGCAGAACTCTTGGAGAAGGTGAGCTTGCACAAAAGCAAGAAGAATATTTTAAAAAAGAATTAATGATTTCTGAAGCTAAAAGACAAAGATATAAATTAGAATCTGAATTAGCATTTTTAACACAGAATGAAAAAAAATTACAATTAGAATTATTTGATATTGAACAAAAGCGCTTGCAATTAACTTTAGGCGATCAATTTGGTCGCAAGATGACAAAAGAGCAAGCGGCTGAATGGGCGCAAACAGAAATAAATAGAGTTAAACAAGAATATGATCTTGCTCAACAACAAAGAACTTTTGAATTTGGCTGGAAAAAAGCTTATGCAAGTTATGTTGAAAATGCTACAAATGCCGCTAAATTAGGTGAGCAAGCTTTCGTATCTGTAACACAAAATATGGAGCAAGCATTAGATACTTTTGTAGCTACAGGAAAACTTAAATTTGGCGATTTAGCTAGAAGCATTATTGCTGACCTTATTAAGATTCAAATGCGCGCACAAATAACTTCTTTATTTAAAGGCTTGGGCGGTCTATTTGGATTTGGTGGCGGCGATAGTGGCATGTTCACAGGATCAACAGGTGCTATTGGTGGATCAATATTAAAATCTGCTGGCGGAAATGAAATTGGTGCTGGACAACCTTCTCTCATAGGTGAAAATGGTCCTGAAATGTTTATCCCAAGATCAGCAGGAACTATTGTTCCTAACAATAGAATAGGATCACTTATGGGCGGACAACCACAAGTAGTTTATAATGGTCCTTACATTGCTAATATGAGCGCTATAGATACACAGTCAGGCTTACAATTCTTGGCTAAAAATAAACAAGGTGTTTGGGCGGCTAATCAATCTGCTCAAAGATCATTACCACAATCGAGATAATATATGGCAACTCTAAATACAATCCTTTCGATAGCTGAATCTGTAGGCATTGACGATCAAAGATTTATTGGTCAAATGATGAGCCGAAATCAAAGAATTGCTACCTCTGAAATTATTGGTGTGCAACCTTTTGGCTTTGAAATGAAGCCTATGAATTATCTTTTATATTCTCAAAATAGACAATTACTTTCATCATTAAGAGCGGCTGATCGAGAGTTTGAGCAATATCTAAATTTTGGCGTAACAGGTTGGGCTAATTATATTTATTATCAAGGCGACATGACTTCTGCCGAAATTGGCGCTTGCCAATATCAAACATCTTCAGCAAACAAAACTATTGTATTAGGATCACTACCTACAATGGGCGCTACAGAATATATTGTAAAGACAGGCGACTTCTTGCAGATTGATAGATATTCTTATATAGCAACTGCTGATGTTCAAAGAGGATCATTATCTACAGTTAATATTCCTGTTCACAGAACTATTATGACTACACTTGCAAGCCCTATGAATGCGGTGATTGGTCAATATGGCACTACACAATCAATAGGTGGCAATACTTATATAGGTGTTACATTCCCTGTAATTCTTCAGCAATATCCTAATTATGTTCTTGTGCCTATGACTAACGATTCATTTATTCAATGGAATGGCACATTTAAAGCAATAGAAGCGGTGTTGTAATGTCAAACAATATACCACCAATACAAAATACGAATAATATTAGAATGGCGGATTTTATCCGCGTTACTACTACAAACGCTTTAGGTGATACTGAAATATATCGCCTTGCTTCAACCCCTTCCGTATTAACAATTCCTGCCGTTGATCCTTTGCCTTTTGATGCACTTGGACCATTAGTTAAAGTAGGTGATGCAACTAGAGATATTAAATCAACTGCCAATGAAACTTCTATTACTTTAGTGGGTATTGAATCAGCTCAATTAGGCTGGGTATTAAGTAATAAAATTAAAGGCTCTCTTATCGAAATGTGGCATGGCTTTTTTGATGCCAACAATGAGCTTATAACTACAGGTGGCACAGGCGGTCTTTATAAGTTTTTTACAGGCTATGTTAATTCATTTAATATTACAGAGCAATGGTTTGAAGAAGCAAGAATGTATTATGGAGTTATTAATGTAACCGCATCAAGCATTCAAATTATTTTACAAAACGGAACTGCTGGAAGATATACCAATAATAATTCATGGAACTTTTTTACTGCTGGCGATACTTCAATGAATCGTGTATCAGTCATTCAAAATATTAACTATTTCTTTGGTAAAGACAAAGACCCAACTGTGTATAGAACTTGATAAGACAAGCTAATAAATACGATATAGATAAGATAATAGAACTTTTAAAAGACTTTGCTATAAAGACAGACAGTCAATTAAAAGGAAGTCCGTTAGATTGGTCTAAAACTTATGTAATGCAACTCATTACAAATATAATAGCAGGTCAAGGATTTATATTGATTGATGATAAGCAAACAGGCATTTTAATTGCTTATAAAAATCATTGCTTTTGGAATGATAAAAGTATTCAGTTGCAAGAAGTTATGTTGCATGGATATAACAAATTTGTTATTGCTAGATTAATTAAAGAATATATCAAAATAGCAAAAGAATTATTAAATAAAAGGGAAATCAATCAAGCTACAATGTCATCTTATAATGACTTAAAATTTGAAAGATATGGTATGCACAAACTAGAATATATATGGGAAATTAAATGAGTTTTGTAACAAAAGCATTTTCATTCTTTAATTTTAACCCTTGGACTTTTGCGCTTCAATTGGTTGCCAGCACAATCTTATCAAAAGTTTTTGCGCCTAGCCCACCAAGTTTATCATCTCAAACGCCCGAACCTAATCCTGGATCGCGCGCACAAACTCCACCTGCTGGCAACAATAAACTTCCTGTAGTTTATGGTCATGCATGGACAGGCGGTATTATTACAGACCTTTCTATTACAAGTGATAATCAAACACTTTATTATGTATTTGCTTTATCTGAAGTAACTAATACAGAATCATCAAGTGTTGGCGGTGCTGACAATATAACTTTTGGCGATGTTTATTGGGGCGGAAAAAAATGTATATTTGATAGCGCACCTAGAGAAGCCAATAAATTAGTTAAGGATATTGAATATCGCATTACTACAGTAGGCACTACAAATTGGATTGCTATTGGAGCGGCATCGGCAACAGTAGGCACAGTATTTACTAAAAACGCAACGGCAGGCACAGGAACAGGATTTGCCGAACCTGTAGATCAATCTAAAGTAACAGGTCTTTATGATCCAAGCACCGCACAAACTCAAGATATTTCAGGATACATGAATATCTATTTTTATAAAAATGGATCAAACCAACCTGCAAATAGCACACAATCAGCTATTTCAATTATGCAAGATACTAATCTTATTTATAAATGGGATAACTATAAATTAATGACTAATTGCTCTTTTGCAATTATTAAACTTAAATATTCACAATCAAGAAATCTTGTAGGTCTTAATGCTACTAATTTTGAAATAACTAATTCAAGAAAAGCTCCAGGCGATTGTTTTTTAGATTATTTAACATCAACTCGATATGGAGCATCAATTCCATTAGCTAATATTGATACTACAAGCCTTACTGCTTTAAATTCTTATTCTAATGCTCCTATTGGTTATACCACTTACACAGGAGGATCATCAACGATATCAAGATTTGCATTTAATGGTCAATTAGATACCGCTCAAAAAATAATGAAAAATATACAATCAATGGCGGATTGTTGCGATTGTTTAGTTAAATATAATGAAATCACAGGTCTTTGGGGCGTGATTGTTCAAAGCCCAATTTATACTATAGCCATGGATATTAATGATAGCAATATGATTGGTCCTATTGTAGTTAGCCCTATTGATATTTCAAACTCATTTAATATTATTGAAGTTAAATTTCCTGATGGCGATCAACAAGATTCATTTAATGCCGCAACTTTTGATTTAGCAGAGCTTAATCCATCTTTAATGTTTCCTAATGAGCCTGTTAATAAGCAATCAGTTAGCCTTTACTTAACTAATAATAATGTTACTGCTCAATATATTGCCAATCGTATGTTAGAAGCGGCAAGGGAAGATTTACAATTACAATGCGAAATTAATTATATTGGGCTTGAATTAGAAGCGGGCGATATTGTTACAGTAACAAATGCTAATTATGGTTGGTCAGCTAAACTATTTAGAATATTAAAAGTTATTGAAAAATTTGGTGATAACGGAACTGTAACGGCTTCATTAAATTTATCCGAATATAATCCTGCGGTTTATGATGATTATGATGTTACTCAATTTACACCCGCTCCTAATACAGGACTTTCTAGCCCTACAACTTTTGGCACAGTTTATGCGCCTATAATTACTGCTCAATATCCATCTATTACTAACCCTGCATTTACATTAAGGATACAAACTTCAAGTGCAGGCATTTCAGAATATGCAGAAATATACTATTCAGCTTATCAATATCCTACAGACGATCAGCTTATATTTGCAGGAACAACTGAAGTGCAACCAGGCGGATTTCCTTATGTAGTTAATAGTTATATGCCTGATGTTCAATTATTTAATATACCCGCAGGCGATTGGTATTTCTTTACTCGCATGGTTAATAATTTAGCTAATAGTAATTATTCACTAGCATCATCTAAACTTACATGGCGACCTACAACATTTCAATATACAGAAAAATACCTTTCTGTAGCCTATGCAGATAGTATTGATGGATTAACCAATTTTAGTTTAAGCCCTACAAGCAAACTTTATTATGGTCTTTATAATACTAATTCTACAAGCCCATCAACTACACCTTCAGACTATAAATGGTATTTAGCTGATCCTGCTTTTGGCACTAATAAATTTTTATGCTTTATAAATAGAACAGGTCGCAAGTTTAGCTTTGATACAGACTTTGCTGACTATGCTTCAGGCACAGGTCAATTTGTGCCAACAACTATTGCAGACTTTGATCCTAGATTATGGTCAGCTTTACCTGATGGATTAAATATTATTGATCTTGATAATAAAACAGGACAATTAATTACCACAGGAACAACTACTACAGGCACAGGACAAGTTAAAGTATCTAATACTCAAGATGGTCAATTAATTGCATCTTTAGATCAATTCCTAGACTTTGGTGGACCTACTACCTTTACAGGTAATGCCGCAACTATTACAGTCGATATTTATGGTCGAGTGGTAGGCTTTACAACACCTGATAACTTCTACATGACTATTGATTATTTTAATGCAACAAGTGGTCAGACAGTCTTTTCAGTTACTCGCGCGGCAACATACATTCAAGGGCAATGCCTAGTGTTTCAAAATGGTCTTTTATTATCTGACACAGAATACACAGATACGAGTGGAGCTACAGGCACAGTTACTTTATCCACAGGGGCAACCTTAAATGATGTAGTAACCATATATTCAATGCGAGCTATATCAACAAACAATTTTTATGATAATACTCATCTTAATGTAGCAAGTGTAGCGGGGGCTAATGTTACTTGGAATATTGCTGAAATGCCATTTCAATTAATTAGAGCTGGCGATATTATGACTTTTAGCAGTAGCGGAACGCCAACTCAATATACTGTATCAAGCGTTAATTACGGAACGGCAACTATTACATTTACTACTTCACCTACAGGATTAACTGCTGGCGATCCTATATATACTTATAGAGCTTCAGGATCAAGTTATCCTGTATTTAGCAGATTTGAAGCTACATTAACTTCAGCTACAAGTTATACACCTACAACATGGTTTTTTAATTCAGGCTATGAGCTTCCTTTTTATAACGGAACTATTGTGCCTGATGCTGATTATGATATTGTAGGAAATACTTATACTAATATTCCAGCCGTATCTGATGGACTATTAACTATTATTCAATTTAGCGGAAACAATAC